CTTTTGAACTTAGTCTACCTACTTGATGATGTAAAACCATCTGATCTCCTACATAAATACCAACATGACAGCCAATATTTTTACCCATACTAAACAAAAATAAATCATCTTTTTTAATATCGTCATCAACTTCTATAAAATTACAAGAGGGTATTTCATTTTCAAACTTGTTATTAGTAAGCATTTCATAAGGACTTTTTGGCCTTATCATATCTCCAACAATCAAACCTTTTTCTTTAAAATAATCAACAACAATAGTCCAACAATCGGCAGCCCCCCAAATCCAAGTTTTACCTATTATTGATGACGGCTTATATCCAGAGGGTTTAAAACTATACCAATCTTCCATCTGTGGGCTGTAGATATGCCATTCAAGACCTAGGTAATCACAAGCTGTCTTATCAGCTTCAGAGGGAAATATAGACCCCTTTGGGTGAGAATGTATTAGTCCTACAAGTTCTCCACTATCCTCTGCATTTGCCCAATCATCAGGATCAATAATAAAATATGATATTTGGTCATTTGCTAAATTTTTACAAGGAAAATAAGTTTCTTTGCCTTTGACTATGGCCAAAAGGCCACAGGATTCTTTTGGTAAACATTTTTTTGCGTGGTTAGCAGCTTTTTCTTTCCAAGTCATTGGTCAATAAATGTACCAACTCCATCAAAATCTTTTCTTGTTATTTGTCTTTTTGGTAATCGAACATTTGCATGGTCATTTTCTCCTCTCATTTCATATTGAACAATCTCTCTATTTTCTAAAACCTTGCGATCAAGAAAAAATATTTCATCTGGAAATTTGTTTGCGCTAGGTGTTCCAAAAGGATTACTGCCTCCGCTAAAGTTAACTGCGTCAAGATTATCGGCTGTTGTCCTAATTCTTGTTAGCTTTGCCCCATTAAGATCGTTTGCTGGTGTAAAAGCATTTACAGTTGCAATTAGGGTTGTAAGAGTAGATAAAACATTACTCACAGTCAAAGTGGGTCTTGGGATTTGTCCTTTTCCTGTAAACTCAAACCCTTCAGCTTGTAATGGAAATCTTGCATAAGAGTTACCCTGCCATACAATCTCTCCATTACCATTTTGATTTGACCCGCTATGGTATCTAAAAAGTTGATCTGAACCATGTATTGAAGCGATAAGTTGTAATTCAAACAACTCAATGATTGCTGAAGGATTTATCTTTTGAAGCTCAGACGTAGGTATTGCCATTATGGTTCTGCAACCTCTTCAAAAGTAAGGTTCATATTTACTCTGTTTAGATATGGTATAGACCTTGATCTGCTGGTACATTTAAATTTTCTTGCTGAAGATTCGCCTGTCATTGTGTAATCAAAAGAAGCTTGGTCATCAAATCTACTATTTAAAAAGGTGTCTATGGTGTCGGCATCTGTTTCAGATATTGCAAAACTTAAATTAACAATATGCAGTCTTTTATTTGCTGGCAAACCAAAAACAGTTCTGAACTCATATCCATCGCCTAACTTTGTAGTTATGCTTTTTTGTTCTACTGTCTGTGTGGTTCCGTAAGTTGGAGTTATAGAAGGAAAAGTTGCCATTATGCTAATAGACCTCCAGCACGTTTTTCTTTGATTAATTGAGCTTGAACTGCCTGACCAATAGCTTGTCCTAGTTGTTGAGCATCAGTAGTAGAGCCTTGAACTGAGCTACCGCTTGCATCTACATTTACTGTAACCATATTTGTAACATTATCACCACCACCTCCAAGTTGACTATTTGGAATTATATTGCCACCTTTTGAACCCATCTGCAATAACTCAGGGCCTCTTTCTCCTACAACAAAAGCACCACCAGCCGATACTCTTCCACCTCTTTCTTTACCAAACAAGCCAGAGAAGAAACCCCCTCCAAAACCCTTACCGCCACTAATTGCATTACCTATACCTTCAATAGCTTTGTTTAAAGCAAGGTCTATTAGCCTCTTTTTAAGATTTCCTAATACGTTACTCATGGCCTCACCAAAAGATTTTGCTCCTGTAATAGCGTCAGACAAGTTTGAAACTAAATCATTTCTTACAGATTCACCAATACTTTTAAAGGTTTCTTTTAGTTTGTCTGCTTCAGCTTTTGATTTTTTTTGTGCCTCTGTAAGTTCTTCAGTATTTTTTTTAAGATTTTTTTTACCCTCTGCTTGTTTATCAATAGTTTCAGCAATATCTCTTTCTATGCCAGAAAATTCAATAAGACCTTCCTTTAAAAAATCAAAATCTGTAACAATACCTTTAAAAGGATTTTCAAATTTAAATTCTTTAAAAGGATTTTCAAATTTAGGTAGACCTAAATCTAAATTAATTTTTGGTAGTTCAATGCCGCCAAGTAATTTTTTTAATGGTTCTGGTATTAAATCAACAATTTTTCTAAATGCTGTGGCGTAAAAATTAACAATTTTTTGTACTACTCCCCCAACAGTTTTTTGTAAACCTGTAAAAAAACTAACTACTGGTTTTGTTAAATTAGAAAAACCCTGTTGAATACCTCGAAAAGTTGCAACAAAATCTCTTTGTATCATTTCAGCAATTAACTTTACATCTGAAAAAAATGTTTTTATACCTTCAAAAGAAATTTTTAAAGCGTTTCCAATTACACCACCAATAACCCTCCCAATAAAAATAATTTCATCACCAAAATTAGCAACTGCCTCTTTTACATTTATCCAGCCTTGTTCTAGAGACATCAATGTCCCTACAGCATCAATTCCTATGTCTTTTAAAAAAACTTTTCCTATCTCTGCAACAACCCCTACAACCCCTCTGACAATATCTCCAACAAATCTAAACGCAACTCCTAACGCTTCTACAGTGACAGCAGCTACTTTTAAAACGTCCCTTATTATTATTCCAAACTCTGAACCATCTGTCGTTAAGTTTGTAAATGCAGCCCCTACTCTTTTTAGCTGTCCCTGTATTGTATTAGCTGCAATGAAAGCGTCTTTTGCTGCTCTTCCTTGTGCGTTAGCTTGGTTTTCTAAAGCCTCATTAAACTTAACTAATTCATCATTTAACAAAGGTTGTATTGCTGTAAGTGCCTCAACACTTCCAAATAGTTGAGATAGATTATCTGCACTTGCTCCACCCTTTGCAACAATTTCTTCTAATACTCCACTTAATCCTTTTGACTTTATTGCAGCCGCACTGAAATCAATGCCTAGTTTTTCTGCAACATCAGAGGCTTGTTTTGTTGGTTTTTGTATCGAAGCGATAACTTGTCGTAGTCCAGCAAAGGTAGATTCAACAGGAACACCAGTTGCAGTGACAGCAGAAATCGCAGCATTTAGTTCATCAATACTTACACCAGCACCAGCCGCTATTGGTGCAATACGTCCTATCTGCTGTGCATATTGGTCAACAACAATTTTACCATCAGCCTGTGTCTGTGCAAATCCATCAACTATTTTTCCAGCGTCACTTGCAGATTTTCCATAAGCATTTAAAACAGATGTTGTTGCATCAGTAACAGTTTGCAGATCAGAAAAACCACCAGTGGCACCTAACTGAGCCGCTTTTAAAATATTTGTAATCTCAGCAGTTTCAGCAAAACCAGCAGAGGCTAAATCATAAGATGACTCTAGTAATTCAAGTTGTGAAGCTTGACCACTAAGCTCATTAGATAAAGTGGAAAGCTTTGGTGTAAGTGCATCTACATCAACTCCTAAAGTTCTTACTCTTGCAGTAGCAAAGTCTTGAGCAGCTAAATTTGTGAAAATTTTTGTCAGTGCGGCAACAGCAGTTATGCCAGCAGTAAGTGGCCCTAAAGCTGTCATCAATGCAGCCCCAGCAGCCCTAAAACCTACAGCCGCCCCTTTTGCACCAGCCCCAGCACCAAAAAAACCTTTTCCTATTATTGGTAAAGCTCTATTTGCGTCTTTTAACTTGCTATTTGTTCCGTTTACAGTTTGATTAAATTTTTGTGCCTGAGTATTTACATTCTTTAATGCTGTTATGGCTTGCGTAGCTCCTACTCTTAGTTCTACGTTTGAAACTGCCACGACTTAACAATAACTCCTTTAACTATATCTTGATTTGCGTTTGATTGCATCTATCTCTTTCTTTTCTCTCTCGCGTTTTAATTCATAATAACCAGCAAAAAATACCAACTCTTCCTGACTGAGTTGGGTCCTTAACTCGCTTACTGTTTTGCCTAATTCTGTTGCAAGGAAAAACTCAAAATTTAACCAGTTGTCCCCCTTTAG